GTTAAACGGTACATTATTCCTTCGCTGCGCTCAAGCGCACGTCGGCATATAGCACCATTAGCAATGCAGAGAATAGGAAATGAGATAATTGAACCCATAAGTTGGCCTTCTCTTTGTGGAACTCTCTCTTTGGTTACTGGATGTATTATTATATGTTCAGTTAATGCTTTTGTGCATAACTCATAGAGAGTGGTTGGAAGATTAAGGACTAAAGATAGCTCGTGCATGATGGTCTCAGAGACCCATCGGCGAATGTTATTTGTAGTGTCAACATAATCACCGGAGACTAGAGTGCAACCCGTTGGATTCGGACAAACTTTTTCTATGTCCTTAATCTCACACGGACGACCAATTAAAGCAAAGACGTCGTTCTCTTTGAGCACTTTCCACAAAAATTGTTGAAAAGGTTTCAAGACGAAATACGTCAGAGGGGGTCCTTTACTGATCACTCGCACCTTAAGAGCCTCTGCGAGGGAAACCGGTATTACTAACGGTTCCTCTTCACAAGCCATTCTATAGGCAGTCCAGTACATCCTCTTCCAAAGTCGTTCGAATCCAGCATAGCTGAGATTATATCCAACAACCTTTTCTGTAGACATTTCGCTAATGTTTTCATTAATCTCTCGTTCTGTATAGAGAGATGCGACTATAGTCTCAGGGCTGAAGGGACCTTTGAGGAATTTCTTGACGATCATTTTCTCCGCAAAAATACGTAGTGTATCTTCACGACCGTCTTGTCCATATTGCGCTGTAAATTCGTTAAACAACTCCATGTTGCATGGTATTGATTGAAGTTCTTCTGCAAGCACATGATGAAGGAATCCCATGTCATGAAATAAATTCTCGGGTAACTGAGTAATTACTTCTTCCATGAGAACTGAAACGGAGCCTCCTTTCCCACGCGAATTTATATAATTCGCTGAAGTGGAAGGAAAAACTATTTTTGCAAAATCAGTTATGTCAAAAGATTGACCAGAGTAAAGTTCTCTGACTGATCTGCGTAGTTCTGTTTCGATCATTTCCCGATCAATTAAGTCGAGGTGCTCGTATTCAACTAAGTCATCGAATACGCTCCACCTGGTGCGAATAGATTCAACCTTATCCTCTTTTGTTTTTGACAGTTTTTCAACTGCATCGATCGCTGCCTTATCGCAAAGATTCTTCCCAGGCCTTGGCATTCCCTTCTTAGTCCCATCCTTGATGGTCTTTAAGAAAGATGCAAATTTAAGGTCTCCTGAGGTTTTCTTCAAGCGATGCACGAATTTTCCGATGCACCCTCCAAAAATATAACGAGGGTTGTCATCAACGATATCTGGATTAACAGGTATGTCTTGATCTCGCATCCAGGCGCTGTAGAATGCAGTGGTTTTGTACTTATAGTACTTGATCCATGCTCCACTTCCGACGCCTTTTACGGACAGGTATCTTAGGATTCTTTCCAGGTGTGCTTCTACCGATTTGAAATATTTCTTTTGGTATTTTGGTTCCGCACAGTTAGGTTGCTTGAGGCCATAAAAATGATATGCCTCCAATAAAGTTTGTAAGCAGCCTAATACACAATCAAGATCGTCGCCGAGTATTTTCGCAAGTCCTAACCAAAGGTTGGACTTACTTAAACGGTTCCCATAGGGAACTTAATAATTAAACTCGACGGCAGATCCCAGGTAGATCTTTCGGCATTTGATACAATAGCCGTTTGAACAACCTCCCCCCTAAGATTAGAGAGGTCATCCAAATACCGCAAATTTGTCACCTTATACAAGGGTTGGCGTGCCCGGCATATCGCCGAGTCAATCCAACTACCTTGGAAAGGTAGGTCCAGGTTAGACCCCAAATTGCGGCGGATCAAGGAAGACTCTGTGACTTCGCAGTAGTCAGCCTCCTCTCTCCGATTGGTAAAAGTCATATGTGTAAAATTG